TATCGACGCCGTTGATGGCGTTCATAATAGATTCAATATTAGTAGCAACTCCATCGGATGTGACTCCTACATCTACACCACCCATTTTTGATAACTCTTTAATGGTATCTGTATTAATCTCATTCAGCGCGCTGGCAACAGAAGATATTCCAGAAGCCATTGCAGCCAAACCAAGACCCGCCACTGCAAAGCCAGCAGAACCAAGCACAAGTGTGCTAACGAAGCCTGTAAAGAGCGCTGTATTCTCGGCGTTCATTGCGCTAAACATCGATGCAAGACCCTCTCCCATATATCCGATACCAGCGGCTGCTACGCCTATACCACCACCAATCAATAATATAGCAGCACCAAGACCTAACATTGGGGCAAAGGCAGCCTCACCAGCAACAGCGAGTCCCACAAGGGCAACGCCGAAGACCAGCATCGTGCGCATTAGTGCGCTAATTGCTTCATTAAGTCCAGAGATCTGCTCCGCACTCAATGACGAAAAGGCTTCAGCCAAGTTTGCTAAACCATTTGCAGCAATACCAATTCCGATACCAGCCATACCAATAGCCGCACCAAATGCGAGCGTTGGTCCGACTAGTTTGGACATGCCTGCGGATGCAACTGGGGCGCCTTTTCCGAGAGCAGCAAGTTGTGCTACCCACATACCAAGAGCGCCGGCACCCTTAAGAACTGCAAGTGCGATAAAACCATATAATATCTTATCTAAATGCGGTATCAAAAAAACAACAAATTTTGTAACATTAACAATACCCTTACCAAACTGTTGTATCGCCTCTTCGTTTCCTTCCAGTTGTTTTACTAAGCCTTCGAAAACATCAATAAGAGGCGTAACAACCGGTATCATGCTAGCAAGTAGAGACTTAAAACGCTCTTGAATATTTTGAATTGATTTTGTTCGTTCTTGAAGAGCAAGAATCTCATCTGATGATTTCTCTGTTGCTCCTGCTAATGTATCAAAGTTCCCAGACAATAAAAGCGCGAGATCAGCGGTACTATCAATACCGTCGATAGCGTTAACGTAGAATTTCTTCTCAAAGTAATCCATTTCATCAAATGTCTTACCTGTTTTCAACACAGCATCACGGATCATCTCAAAGCGCTTAGCTGGCTCTTTCGCCATCATAAGATCCATGGCATTAGCAAAGTTGCCGCCCAATGCAGCGTTAAGTGTGCCGGCTTGTCTAGCGGCTCCCTCAAAAGTATCAAAACCGTCTGAAATTCTTAGTAGTTTTTCTATTTGCAAGCCGGTTGTCTTTGAGACAACAGCCAGATCTTTAAAGGCATCCACACCAGAAGCACCAAATGCAGCCACTTTATCTCCAGCGGTAGCAAAATCTTGAGCCATCTGCTGTGGAGTTACTCCAATTTGCAGTGCTAGGGAGTTTAAGTCCCTGCTAACGGCTGCGGCTTCTGCGCCGCTCATTCCAAACGCCTTTACTCCAAGTTGAGTGGCTTTTGCGTAATCAGATAGGCTAACACCCTGCTTCACCAGCAAAGCGCCTGTATTCGCAATATCGCGCTGGTTTTGTTGAGACATAAGAGAAAACTCGGACATCTCGCCGCGAAGTGCAGTGTGTGCTTTATAGACTTCATCTACTTGCACACCATAGAAAGCCATTGATTGAATATCGCCGCTAATCGCCTTAGCCATTTCTTCAGAAGCGCCAGTTGAAGCCATAAAGGACTTTGCTGCTTCATCGGTCTTGAATGCCAAATTAATCATTGTATCTATAAGACCAACAAAGGCACCCCCGAGAAGACCTGCGGCAGTTTTCATTATTCCAGCTTGTTTAATTTGCCCAGCCATGCTAATGATGCTTTTAGTGCTCACCATGTTATGAGTGCCGTAAACAGCAACCAGACCTTGCATGGAGGCAGCAAGGCTATCCGCTGCTGCTTCTTGTTCTTTTGTTTTTCTGATACTCTCGTCGCGCTGTTCGTTTAAGTCTTTTTTGGTTTCTATCAGATCTTCATCTTTTTGGATTTCTTGCTCTAGCCTATCTATTTTTGCTTGATCGATAGTTGCTTTTTGTTTCTCCAGTTTAATTTCGATCCTTTTCTGTTCTATTCTATTATTGGCGCGGTCCTCTGCTATTTTATCAAGTTCTTGTTGGCGTTCCGTGGCGTTTGACGATCTCCTGATTCGAGCTTCTTGATTCTCCAAAGCTTTGCTCGTTTTTTCGAGTAAAGAGAGGCGCTCCTTTAGTTTATTTATTTCTTCTGGATCAGGTCCTATTGAAGCACCAGAAGTGCCGGCGGCACTATTAATAGCGCCAATGATAGCTGCTTTAATTGCTTCTAAATCTGCTCTATTGATAGCCACGAAAAAGTTCCTTACTCAATAAATAGTTGCCACAAAAAAAGACAAGGTTTTACCCTTGTCCATATTTTTTGCTAAACGTTTGTGGCATTTGCGGTTGATTGTTTTCAGACAATGTGTATGACTGCGAGTTTCTTCCGCCTTTGCTCTTAGAGGCATTTTCTATTGCTTCTTTTTCTGCTTCTAGTTGTTTTACTAGCCTCTCAACAAACCACTTACGCAGACCTATAGGTAGGTTATACGCTTCCGATAATGACCAGCCTCCTGAGTATTTTAAGAAGAAGAACTGCTCATATACGTTCTCCATATAATCAGGTGTTAGGCCAAAAAAAGTCTGCCGTAAGTGGCACCTCCAATTCACTTTCGTAATCACACTCTGAACATTCAAAGTGTTGAGTTAAATCAACGTTAGGGCTGGCTGCCTTATACGCATTACGAAGGTGACGCACGTCTACTGATGGAATGTTTTGTACAACATAGTTGACTGCCTCTGATGTTGTATTTCCGTTAACTGCTACAATCATATTAACAAGTTGTCTTGTAACGTTCTTCTCGTGTGTTCGCTTGTTCTTGCGATCAAGTTCGATACCTTCAAGAAGAAACTTCTCATCTGCTCCCGTCATGATCTTGAATGTAATTTCTAGACCTGTTCGGGGGAGACGAGTAACAAATGTTCCGTTGCCTGTGGGGGTTGTGTCCATTCCTTCGTCGGCTAAGTCGTCTCCGGAGTAAACACTGGCTTTGTTTAAGTCAAAACTGTACTCTTGTGCTGTTGCGCAAGAAGGACACGTGACTTTTGTGTTGTAGTCGTTGCCATATGCTGAAATACGCGCTGCAATAATGAGCGCGTTTCTATCACCGACCAATAAGCTATCAGCGTTGATGCTTTTATCGGTAATAATGCTGCTAAGAACTCTGTCCAAAGCAACTCCCTTTCTAAGCAATGACCTAGAAGTCAGCATATCCTCTTCTTTTGCGGTCATTTGCTTAATTTCGATTGAGTCTCTGCCATGCAGGGGATGCCCTACTGGGTAGAAGGCACCTCTTGAAGGTAGATCCACGATCTCCGTTGGAATGATGAACGAAAAGTCACCACTCTCTGTGTTTTGAGCTAATTGTTGTGGCTCGGCAGTGTCTGAAGTAAACTGCGAGCCCAACCTATCACTATTTCTTGACAATATACACCTCTTTTGAAATATTGTGTGAGACTATTATAGCATGTTTAAATGTTGTGTTGTACTATGATTGGAAAAATGTGCTTTGACCATCACCAGCGGTAGCGCGTGAAGGGCCCCCGGGGGTTTGAAGTCGTGCCCAGTCGTATCTGATCTCAAGAGTCATCTCGACCAAGTCATCAGTTCCGTAAGCCATGTCGCCATACTTCACGTTTGTGATAAAAGCGTTCCAAAGAGTCCACTTCTCAATCTCGTTACCGTCGCCATCAATTTGTGAGATGTAAACTGCACCGAGAGCGCCTGCTGCTTTTGCCTTCGACATAGTACCGAGTGAGTTCGGGTTAGAAGGAGGGTTGTAGCCAGAAAGGTTAACAATGTCAGAGAGAGTAGCAGCCATGTCAGGGTCACGAGGATCAACAAGAGTAATGCTAATGGGATCCCAACTCACAGCGCCCGGATAATAGAACGTATGGTTCAAGTATTGGTGCTCTGCTGTGTTGACAGTGAAAGCTGGCTTGTTTACTGACTTAGCATACCAGAGGAGAGAACCTCCTTGGGCGGCGCTAATTCCTGTAAATTCTACCTTGAACCTAAACTGACGCTTAGG